TGTGACGGCATAGTTAGTGACGAGGAATTATCGGCGGTAAAAGCCATACAGGAGCAAGAAACAGCAGAAGAGAAAGCAAATGCACAACGTAACATGGCATGGGTTGCTTTGGTCAGTATTATCGTTTTTACCATTGTGTTGTTTTTACCTATTGTTCCTGATGAGCGTGTCAAGTTACTGGGTGACCTTTCCAGTCTGTTCTTTATTTCTATGGCTGGTGTCGTGGGGGCATACATGGGAATGACGGCTTACATGAACGGGAAGAGGTAATGACTTCTGTGCTTAGTACCGGGATAATCTTCCCGTGGGCAGATCTGGTCACTATTGTATTGATACTGGTTGTAATTTTCTTACAGGTTAAAAGCAAATGAAACGGTTATACGATCCTGGTGAGGGTATCGAGTTTGCGGTTAAATTTTGGCTAATCTTAGCTATCAGCATGATGTGCGGTATTTGGATTTTTTACTGATGAAGTATTCTTTGACTAATAATCTAGTACTTAAACTTTATCTTGCTTGGTCAGTTGTTGCAGATCTTACCGTATTGGGTGGAATTATTTGGTTGATTTTTAAATAGGAAGCAGTAATGGCTTTGTACGGGGAACAACTGGTAAAGGACATGGCGGCGTTGGAGAAGAGGCTTTCTTCCCGGTTGAAGAGGATTGAGGTGATCATTATATTAAGCACGACTTTTTTAATTTTCACTTTCATCAGTGCCATTATACTGAGAGGAGATTTAAACTGGATACGATTTTAAAATGGTGGGAAAAAACGTTTGGGGGTCATTCCGAAATCTGGAATCTTGATTACGGAAAACTCATAATAATTGGTTTGTTGCTTTACCATATATTCTGGCAAAATTAATGAAAACGTTTGGAGCCATTCTTCTGGCTTTTTCAATAGTGAGTGTAACTGTGAAGGCAGAGGAAAAGGTTTTTGCTGGCTGGATCCTGCACATGTTTATTTCTGGGCAACTCAAGGAGTATACCCCACGAGGTGGCATGACTGAATGCCTCAAGGTAAAGCGAAAGATCATTCGTTCTCAAGGCCACCTTTATGTGGGGGCTCGATGGGAATGCAGAAAAGGGAAGCTGGTGTTACGAAAATATAAAGGTGGGGATTTGGGGGAGACGTGGTTACCAGTTCAACATCTGGGTAATAAATAATGGCAGAGCGTTCGTTACGCATGAGTGACTCAACTGCTATTTCCATGCCTGTTCGAAATCTACTTTCCATTGTTATTGCAGTAAGTGTAGGAGTATGGGGATATTTTGGAATCGTGGAACGTCTGAACAGGTTAGAAACTTTTGAGCAACTGATAAATAAAGATCTGATTTCTGGTTTGAAAGAATTGAAAGTTAGTATTGAGAAAAATAATGAGTTTCGTATCAAATGGCCGCGAGGAGAACTGGGTCAGCCACCTGCTGACGGTGAGCAATTTATGATGATTGAACATCTTGGGAAGCAAGTTGAGAAAATCCAGACCCGGTTGGAAGAAGGTATGTCCAACGGGGTAAACATAAAGCGGTTACAAACTGATATGGTCGAGGTGCGTGAAGCTGTAGAAAAACTTAAAGACAAGCAGAGGGGCATGGTAAATAAATGAAAAACTTAGTAACATTACTGGTAAGGTTCTCAGGAGCTTTTTAAAGCTTTCGGTATGAGCGCATACTTAATAAGGTTGTTGGATTATTGTAATGGTGAATAAGCAGAAAGTAAGACGGCGACAGAATGTGATAGCACGGGATTTGAGAACTCCTAAGTATCGACAAAGGATTGTTAAGTCAAAAAAGACTTACGATAGAAAGTTATATGATAATGTTTATAACTTACATCCCTATGTTCACTCCAAAATTTCTTAATAACATTGCTCTTTCACGGGAACTTCCTTCCCGTTACAGACATTGGTTCTGGCACTCCTCAATGATGTATTGGTTTGTTCGTAGACTTGGTTATTTACAAACTTGGTTATGGGATAAAATGTGGAACGATAGAGACGGGAGATGATTTCCGTATTGCTGACTTTGTTTTTTCTTTATGTTGTGATAGTGTGCTATTGTTTTCCTCGACCTTTAAGACTGCACCCTCCCGTAACACCCATCACAGTTAAAAAGAGGTATAGGAAAACAAGAATATTTTTTCGTAGAACACTCATCTATATATGGTCAAAGATCCCCCCTAAGTGGGAGAGAAAAGGTTCTGTAGTAGTAACAAAATAGTATGGCATGAATCATGGTCATAGCAGAAACAGCCTTAATTCTCGCTGGCGTGAAAGCAGCAGTCGCAGGTACAAAAGAAGTTATCAATACTTGCAAGGACATTGGTGAAATTGCCCATCATATTGACGCTGTGTTTAACGGCCATGAAGAAATTACAAAACAGGTCAAAGAAAAAAGCCCACCCCCTCCCAATAAGTTTCAGGCGTTTGTTAAGTCACGGTTAGGGAATGCTCCTGAACCTGTAGGAAATGGAACCTCGATTCAAGAGGTAACCGCATTCGTTCTCCAGCAAAAGCAGATAGAAAAAGAAATGCATAACATGATGATTATGATCAACAAACGATTTGGTCATAAAACCTGGAGTGAAATTTTAGCCCTGAGAAAGCAGCGAATCATTGAGCGAGATAAAGAAAATATCCGAAGGAGGGAAGCGGCAAAGAAAAAAGCAAAAGCTGAAGCGATCAAGTGGGAAAAGTACGCAAAAGAATTTGGAAAACTCCTTATAGTACTTGCAGTTGCGCTAGGCATGTATTTTTATATTAGCTGGGCTTGCAAGGGCTGTATCTGATGGAATTCGGTGTACGAGAGTTAGTACAGTTCGGTACTCTGCTGGCAAGTTTGGCGGGGGCATTTGCTGTGGTCAAAAGCCAACTCACCAGAGTCATGGAAGACCTGAAAAATATAGGGAAAGAATTGGAAAAACTAAATATTCGTCTGGATGAGACAGAGAGCAAGGCTGGTGTTTTCAAATCACAGATCACAACTCTTTCCGATATAAATTCTGTTGGCTCTTTGGCAAACCACAATAGGGAAATGGGGAATTTACTGGCGCGACTGGATGTTATTGAAAAAGAAATCGATCACAACAAAAAATTACACAATGGACAACATAAATGATTAGTTTATTAGGCAGTTTATTAGGATTTGGCACTTCTATAGTCCCTGAAATAATGGGGTTTTTTAAACAAAAACAAGCGAATGAGCAGGAACTGGCGATGCTTGAGGCAAAGGCCAAGTATGCGGATCAGATTTCCAAGTTAAAGATTGAAGAGTTAGACAAGCAAGCAGAAATTCAGGAAACGAAAGGACTGTACGAACATGACAAATCTATTGATGCTGGGGGATTTATCAACGGTCTTCGCGGTTCTGTCCGTCCTGTTCTCACTTACCTGTTCGTATTAGCCTATCTTTCCACGAAAGGTGCAATGATTTATGCAATGATTGCAGTTCAAAATCTTGATTGGACAGTAGCTATTGATATGGCTTGGAAAGAAGAAACGGATGGTGTAATCTTTGCTAGTATAATCAGTTTTTGGTTTGGCACCAGGGCCATGTCAAAAGCCAAGGCGTGGCAACAGGATAAAAAGAAATGATGGAACTACTCCACTGTGTTCATTGCTCTTCAGTTCAACAGGTTGTTGAAGTTCATGGGCATAAGCAATGTGTCAAGTGCGGGATCAACATTGACCCGTGTTGTTCGGGTGAACAAGAAGAGAAGGAGGACAAATGAAACTATGCGAGGTACGAGACACATGTCAGGATTGTGGACGTAAGGGGATACTGGAACCGCATTGCACTTTTGGCCCTGACCCCGATAACCTTGGCGATGAAAAAATCGAGGCCCTGGAATATCTTTGTAAGGATTGTCATAAAGCAAGACATACGGACCCTAATGGAGAGGTTTGGGGCGATGTCCAAGAGATGAACGATTCTTGGTATGGTTACTTTAAGGAGTCAGAAAAGGACATTTCATGGACGGTATTCTCTTAGCAGAGCATTTGTTTAAAAGTATACAGGATCGACAAGATCGTATTTCCGCCATGATGGCGGGAGGTACGGTTAAGAGTTTTGAAGAATACAAACAATTGGTTGGCAACATCGAATCTTTAGATTATATAGGTCAGGAGTTAAGAGAAATCTTAGAAAAGCAGGAGTTAAGAGAAATCTTAGAAAAGGCTGATTAATGACAGATAAATCCGAAGTTAAGGCAGAAGCAGAAGACAACCTGGTATCTTTGAGAGATGCTTACGTGAAACTTGAAGAACGAGTTCTTGATCCTACAAAATTAGATGCTAGTTCCTTAGACCGTTTGCCTACACCTACTGGTTGGCGCATTTTAATACTTCCTTATAGAGGAAAAGGTAAAACTGAAGGTGGAATTTTTCTTCCAGATGCGGTAGTTGATAGAGAATCAGTAGCTACCGTTTGTGGTTATGTTCTTAAAAAAGGTCCTTTAGCTTATTTGGATAAAGAAAAATTTCCAACAGGACCGTGGTGTAAAGAAAAAGATTGGGTTATTTTTGGAAGATACGCGGGTGCTCGTTTTAAAATTGACGGCGGCGAGGTTCGTGTATTAAACGATGATGAAGTAATAGCCGTCATTCAGGATCCTGAAGATATCCTGCATATTTAACATGGAGAAGGTCCCGTGCCAGAAAACAAACAAGAAGAACTAGTTGTAGATATTCCTTCTGAAGGAAATGATGTTGCAGTAGAAGTAGATTCTTCTACGGCCTCTGTTGAAGAAACGGAAGAGCATGAAGATTATAGTAAAAAAGTCCAAAAGCGTATAGATAAACTTACGCATAAAGTACGTGAGGCGGAACGACAACAAGACGCCGCCTTGGAGTATGCTAAAAATATACAAGCAGAAAACACACAGCTTAAAGATCGCGTCCAGAATCTTGATAAAGGTTATGTTGCCGAATATGGAGATCGTATTGCCACGCAAAGTGAATCTTTAGAAAAGGATTTAGAGACAGCGATTGCTACCAACGATACTTCGGCTCAAGTTGAGTTAAATAAAAAGTTGGCTCGTCTTGCCATTGAAGAAGAACGAGTGGCTGCTGCAAAACAGCAACAGGTTCAGTATCAACAGCACATGGAACAGCAAGTTAATTTGCCGAAAAAGGCTCCTCCTCTCCCGAATCGTCCTGATCCGAAAGCAGAGAGTTGGGCTTCTAAAAACAAATGGTTCGGTGATGATGAGGCTATGACTTTTGCCGCTTTTGGAATTCACAAGAAACTTGTAGAAGAAGAAAGCTTTGACACAGAGTCTCCAGAGTATTACGATGAGATTGACAAAAGAATACGGGAAGCTTTTCCGCATAAATTTAACGGCGGTACTATGGTTTCCGTGTCAGACAGTCGCAAGCCCTCACAGGCTGTGGCTTCTGCTACTCGCTCCAGCACTACGGGGCGCAAAACAGTGAGGCTATCTCCAAGTGAAGTTGCAATAGCAAACAAGCTAGGAGTTCCTTTAGACGAGTACGCGAAACATAAACGCTAGGAGAAGAGAATGACTGAAGGTAATGTTGATAAAACTCCTCGCGCCTCTAAGGAGCGTTCGGTTAATCCCCGTCGAAAACCTTGGAGTCCACCGTCTTTATTAGACGCTCCTCTACCACCAGAAGGATTCGTTCACAGGTGGATACGTGCTGAAGTAAGGGGTTTTGATGACCGGAAAAACATTTCTGCCCGTATTCGGGAAGGATGGGAACTTGTCCGGAAAGATGAATACCCTGATTTTGAGGCACCGACTATTGATAGTGGACGATATGAAGGTATTTTTGGTGTAGGAGGTTTGTTGTTGGCACGTATCCCGAAGGAAACTGTTGAAGAACGCAAGGATTACTTTACGCAAATGAATGCGGATGCAATGCAAGCGGTTGACAATGATTTATTGAAGGAAACTCAACATCATTCGATGACGATTCAGAAACCTGAACGTCAATCGCGTGTTACGTTTGGGGGGCCTAAGAACACTTAGCGCCCATTGTTTTAACCTTTTTGCTGTGAGGAGTATTCAACATGGCAAACACTAATGGAGCATGGGGTTTAAAGCCTGTATCAAAGTTTGGGCAAAATTCCAACTCCACAGGTGTCTCTGGATATACGCAATATGAAATTGCTAGTGGAAACAGTAGTGCTATTTACCAAGGTACGCCTGTCATTCCCCTGTCTACAGGGTATATTGACATTGTAGGCGCGGCTGCGGGTGGCACTGTTGGGTTACTTGGCGCTTTCATGGGTTGCAGGTATGTTGCAAGCACTACAGGGAAACCTACGTGGAGTAATTACTGGCCGGGATCAGGGGCTGATAGCAATCACCCTGTAAGGGCTTTCATTGCGGATGATCCAATGCAAGTTTTTAGCATTGCGACAGACGCTACTTGGACAAGCAAGGCTACCGCACGGGCGGGTGTTTTTGCTAACGCTAATTTTTCTAGTGGAACTAGCGGTAGCACAACTACAGGAAACTCGTCAGCGGCTCTTGCCATCAGCACAATCGCAACTACGAAAACGTTAAATTTACGAATTCTTGGTTGGGAAGAAGATCCTCTGAATCAAGACTTCTCTGCTGCTGGCATTCCGGTCCTTGTACGGTTGAATAACCACTTCAATAGTTCTAATGGCGCTATTGTAGCTGGTACAACCGATACCGCTGGCGTATAGGAGGGTTGAGAAATGGCTATTAGTAGAGCCCAACTCGTAAAGGAGTTGGAACCTGGCCTAAACGCTTTGTTTGGCTTGGAATATGACCAGTATGACCGTGAGTTTGAGCAGATTTTTACTATGGAAAGTTCGGATCGTGCTTTTGAAGAAGAGGTCATGCTTTCTGGTTTTGGGGCTGCACCGACTAAGTCGGAAGGTTCGGCAGTGTCGTTTGATGATGCACAGGAAGTGTATACCGCTCGTTATACGATGGAAACTATCGCTTTGGCGTTTTCTATTACGGAAGAAGCGATTGAGGATAACCTTTATGATCGACTTGCCAGTCGGTACACAAAGGCCCTTGCTCGTAGTATGAGCCAAACGAAACAGGTTAAGGGTGCAGCAATCCTTAACAATGCTTTTGATAGTTCGTACACAGGTGGGGATGGCCTTGAGCTTTGCTCAACCGCCCATACACTTGCAAACGGGAGTACTTTCCGTAACGAACTCTCCACGGCAGCGGATCTTAATGAGACTAGCTTAGAGCAAGCTCTCATTGATATTGCAGGTTTCGTTGATGAACGCGGATTAAAAGTTGCGGTTAGCGGTACTAAAATGATTGTTCCAAAGGAACTTCAATTTACGGCTGATCGGCTCTTGGAATCTACGCTTCGTCCGGGAACAGCGGATAATGACATAAATGCTGTTCGGAACATGGGTATGCTTCCGGATGGTTATGCTGTTAACCACTTCCTGACGGATACGGATGCGTGGTTCATTAAGACGGATGCACCGAATGGTTTGAAAGGTTTCAACCGGACGGCAGTTCGTACTTCAATGGAAGGTGATTTTGATACCGGGAATGTGAGGTATAAGGCCCGTGAACGCTATGCGTTTGGTTGGTCAGATCCTCGCGGTATTTTCGGATCACCGGGTGCGTAAAGAGCATAATGGGAGGAGGGAAACCTCCTCCTACTTTCTGGGATATTTTAGCCCTAGCGACTGACCCAGCAGACGCTTACAAAGACTCTAGGGCAAAACCTTTGTAAGGAGGTGTACGATGGGTACAACACGTTTTTCTGGTCCTTTGATGTATAGCGGCCATGGTAGTGATTCTAGTGGACTTGGTTCTTGGTTTAAAAACCTTCCTCTTCAAATTAACCCGGATTATGTATTCAAATATGATGATTTTACGGGTGTTGATATAGATGACACTGATGATTGGACTAAACAGGTTTTAAATAGTGGAACTTTAACACTACTTGCTGATCATGTGGGTGGATGGGCAAAGTCCACTGGTGACGGTTCTACAGATAATTCAGGTGGGTCTATTCAAGGAAATGAAATCTTCATGGCGGAAGCCAGTAAAAACATTTATTTTGAATCACGGGTCGCTGTAGCTGATGCTGATGACATGGACATGTTTGTTGGCTTGGCTGAAAATGGCACTTTTGCTACTGGTGTTCCGTTCACAGCAAACAATCAAATTGGGTTTTTGTTAGTTGAAGGCGCAGCAGATATCTATGCAAACTGTGATAGTGGAGGTACAGAAACTAAAACAGATACAGGAATAGATTTTGCAGATGGAGCCGAATCAAGCTCCAATATTACGAACACACGTACTCTTGGGTTCATTGTTCATGGAACGGGCAAAGTAGAATTTTATGTGGATCGTGTTCTTGTAACTACGACAACGGCAAATATTCCTACTTCTGCTTTAACTCCTTGGTTCTGTGCTATGTCAGGAACAACCACTGCGGATGCTTCATGGTGTGATTACATTCACATTGCTGCTCAACGTATCACAAGTGGTATGACTCAATATGGTTCTGCTGTATAGGAGTGATTGACTATGGCTAAAACAGCAACTAAGTCAAAGGGGAAACGGGCTCGTACAAGCAAAGGTGAATTTATTGCAGATGATCCTGCTACTCCTGAGAATGAGGCATGGGTTAGGCCAACTGTGAAAAAAGATGCGAAGTTTTCTTATGGAATAGATGTTAAGAAAGACTTTCCTGCACCTGGAACACCTAAGTATAAGATGATGGTCCTTTCTGGAGAGATTAAGGAATAGGGGGAAAATATGGCTGATACAGTCGTTAATAAAACTATCATAGATGGTCCCCGTACCTTAGTGGAATCATTTACTTGGACCTATGTGGATACTGGAGAATCGGCGGTTCAGAAGATTGATGCGTCGGCTCTTTCTACAAGTCCGGAAGGGGATACGTGTACTGGTGTTAAAATCAAGCGTATTTGGTTTTCAACCGTTGGAGTATCTGTAAAGATACTTTGGGATGCGAGTACTGATACATTAGCCGTTCAGCTTCCTACGGATTATCAAGGTGACTTGGACTTTTCTTCTGTTGGAGGGCTTGTGAATAGTGCATCAAGTCCTACTGGAGATGTAAATTTTACCACTGTTGGACATGGCGCTGGTGATACTTACACTGTTGTTCTTGAGTGTATCAAGAATTATTAGGGCAGGATAGTTCGATGTCTAAGTTGGACTGTCAAACAGCAAAGTGTGAATGGGATTCAAAAAGTCCTTTAGGGATAAACGAAAGGGTTTCTCATAATGGCTGTTTCTGGGTCTAAAGATTTTGAACCGAATGTAGCGGAATATGTAGAAGAAGCTTTTGAACGTTGTGGTCTGGAATTACGAACAGGTTATGATGCTCGTACCGCACGTCGATCCTTAAATTTTCTTTTTGCAGATTGGGCTAATCGTGGTCTAAATCAGTGGACTATTGAGCGGGTTACTCAAAATCTTATTAGTGGAATTATTGAATATCCTGTAGGAACGATAACTATGAGTGTAGCAGCCAGTGGCAGCTTCACCATAGGTGAAACTATTACAGGTGGTACTAGTGAAGCTACCGCGTCTGTTATTACTAAGCCTACAGCTACTTCTATGACTATTACAGTACCGTCTGGTACTTTTTCAGCAGCCGAAACTATTACAGGTGGAACAAGCGGTGCTACCACCACTGTTTCTTCTGTTGTTTCTTTAGAAGATGTTCAATCTACAATAGATACCTTATCTGCGGTAATCCGGCGCAGTGGACAAGATCTTTCTATCAGTGCTGTAAGCCGGGATACTTATCTTAGTATTCCGGACAAAACTACAACGGGAAGACCTGTTCAATATTTTGTAGACAGGCAAATTACGCCTGTTTTTAAGGTCTGGCCGTCCCCGGAAAATAGTACAGATCAATTAATCTATGATCGTTTAGTTCGCATGGATGATGCAGACACATCTGTAAATACTCTAGATATGCCTTTTCGGTTTTATCCTTGTTTGGTTGCGGGGTTAGCTTACTATTTAGCTCTTAAACGTGCTCCTGACAGGGTTCAACTTCTCAAAGGTTTATATGAGGAAGAATTTTTACGAGCGGCACAGGAAGATCAGGACATGCCATCCATTAATCTAGTTCCAACGTATACTTTTATAAGTGCAGTGTAGTTATGGGAAAATATGCTTCAGATAAATATGCATTAGGGATATCTGATCGTTCCGGTGCGGCATATAAGTTACGACACATGCGGAAAGAATGGACGGGAATGCTTGTTGGGAAAGATGAATGGGAGTCCAAGCAACCTCAACTTAATCCAGTACGGGTTGTAGGAGATCCACAAGCTTTGAGAAATGCTCGTCCAGACAGAACGGAACCTGCGGTTACCGTTTTATTACAGTATAATGCTTTTTTATCCGGTTCCAGCGGGAGTGCTGTAATAACGGTTATACAACCCGGTCATGGGAAAAGTACGGGGGATACCGTTTGTTTTCGATCTGTTGAAGATTTTGATGGTTTCACGTCCACGGCTATTGAAGCAGCGGCAGGGTTCTCTATTACAAAGGTAAATGATGACAGATATACTTTTACTGCGGGTAGTGGAACAGCCACTGCGGGTAATGTAAATGGTGGAGGAGGTTCTTCTTCTGCTGGTCCCGTAACGGTGAGTGCATAAAATGGCCTTTACTTTTACCACTTTAAAAACAGCGATCCAGGATTATACAGATAACACGGAGACTACGTTTACTAGTCAGTTACCTCGTTTTATTGTCAATGCGGAAGAACGTATTTTTAAAGAATGTCAACTGGATGATTTTAGAAAGTCTTCTCAAGGGTTGGCTACTTCTTCCAATAAATTTTTAACCAAACCATCTGATTTTCTGGCTCAGAATTCATTGAGCGTTATTAGTAGCTCCAGTAATGAATTTCTTTTATATAAGCAAGTTACTTTTTTACAGGATTACACAGCTAATCCTGCTACGACAGGCACACCCAAATATTATGGAGACTGGGATTCATCTACTTTTTTACTGGCACCTACTCCAGATAGTAATTATACAATGGAGCTACATTATTACTATAGGCCAACGTCTATAACAACAACGGGTGATGGGACTAGCTGGCTTGGGACCAATGCTGAATTAGGGTTGCTGTATGGTTCGTTAGTTGAGGCTTATACTTTTATGAAGGGGGAGCAAGATCTTTTAACGCTTTATAATAACAGGTTCATGGAGGCTATTCAGTGGTTGAAGAACCTTGGGGAAGGAAAACAAACACAGGATCAATATCGACAGGATAGAGTCAGGAGGGCTGTTCAGTAATGTTCGATGCTACAGGTTCCAGTGAAGTAGGAGCCGTTTCTGTTTTCACATCTACGGATAGAGGACACTCTCCTGAAGAAATGGCTGAAATGGCTTTGAATAAAATTATGTTGGTTTCTAAAGATGCACCACCTGTTATACGAGAACAGGCTTTAGTGTATAAGGATAAGTTGAAGGAAATTTTAATTTTTTATTTAAATAAAATGGCACAAAGTGAAAGAACTACAATTTGGGCTTTGATGAAAAAGCAAGGTCACGAAGACATTGCTGAGATTATAAGGAGACTATAATGGCTATTGGAGACTCCGCTGTATGCGGGACTTTTAAACAACAGGCTATGGCAGGTATCCATTTCTGGACGGCTCATACCCGTACTGGTTCAAGTGCTATAAGTGCGGATACGTTTAAAGTGGCTATGTTTACGAATGATTCCAGTATAGACCAAGACACTACTGGATATACTACCAGTAATGAAGTATCAGGAACCGCTTACACAGCAGGAGGAGCAGCGTTAGGTACAGTGACTTTAGAAGTAGCCGATAACTCAAGTAGTGTGGCTACGGCTTTTCTTGATTTTGCGGATACAACATGGTCTACGTCTACTATTTCCAGTGCAAGAGGAGCTTTAATTTATAACAGTACTTTAAGCAGTGCGGGAACAGGTTCTACGGTAAATCATGCGGCATACCCATCAGTAGCCGTATTTAATTTTGGGGGTGACAAATCTTCAAGTGCCGGAGATTTTACTATTCAATGGCCCGCTGACGATGCAAACAATGCGGCAATCAGGATTGCATAATGGCGTTAATTACTGGCTGGAGTAGAGGAACTTGGAATTCAGGATCCTGGAATAGTCCGGCTCCTGTTGAAGTTACAGGAGTCTCTGCCGCCAGTGCAGTAGGTTCGTCCACCGTTAGCTTACCCGTAACTATAGCGGTTACTGGAGTTTCTTCAGCTACTGCCGTAGGCTCTGTAAGTGTTTCTGTTGCAGTAAACTTGTCGGTTACCGGAGTTTCTTCAGCTACTGCCGTAGGCTCAGTCACCACAATAACTAACTCCACGATTTCAATTACTGGAGTTTCTTCAGCTACTGCCGTAGGCTCAGTACAAATTAATTTTACTTTGGCAGTAACAGGTGTTTCAGCTACTACTGAAGTTACTTCTCCTATGGTATGGTCTGAAATAGATGCTTCGCAGACACCGGATTGGGGTACAATAGATGCTTCGCAGACACCGGATTGGGGTACAATAGATGCTTCGCAGACACCGGATTGGACACAAATAGCAGCGTAAGGACAAAAAAATGGCTTCCTCATATACAACAAGTTTTGGAGTTGAAAAAATTGGTTCCGGTGAACAGTCCGGAACATGGGGAACAACTTCAAATCACAACTGGGACATTATAGACAGGCTTGCGGCATATACTGCGGTAGCTCTTTCTGGTACGACACACACGCTTACTGTCAGGGAAGCTTCCCCGGATTCTGGAACTGAAAATCTTCAGGCTGGTATGTACCGTGTGATTAAGTTTACCGGAGCCCTGGGTGCCAATAATACAGTGACTATTGCACCTAATACTACGGCTGCATTTTTTGTTGTCATAAATGCAACTACAGATTCTGGATCCAGTGGTCCCTATAACGTAATTCTTAGTCAGGGGTCTGGTGCCAATATTACTGTCCCTAATGGATCATCTGCCCTTGTTTATTGTGATGGTGCGGGTAGTGGAGCAGCGGTTGTCGATGCTTTTGCACAATTATATGTATCTGATGCGATTACTATTGGAGATGCTACGGCAGAAGATACCAAGATTGTCTTCGATGGGGCAGCACAGGATTACTACATAGGGCTTGATGATTCGGCTGATGATCTTGTTATTGGTCTTGGAAAGGTGGTTGGAACAACACCTGCTATATCCATAGATGAGAACCAGGCAGTTGTTTTTCCGGCGGCAGCAGTAACAATTGGAGATGGCTCAGAGGAAGACACTAAACTTGTCTATAATGGTAACGCTAAAGATTTTTATTTAGGTCTTGATGATAGTGCCGACAAGTTACTTATAGGGGTGGGGTCTACGGTAGGAACTAGTCCTATTCTTTCTCTTACAGATGATGCTATGACAATTGGAGATGGCTCAGAGGTAGACACCAAGATCGTTTTTGATGGTAATGCTAAAGATTTTTATGTAGCTCTTGATGATAGTGCCGACAAGTTACTTATAGGGGTAGGGTCTACAGTAGGAACTAGTCCTATTCTTTCTCTTACAGATGACGCTGTGACGATTGGCGATGGAGCAGAGGTAGATACCAAGGTTGTCTTTGACGGTAATGCCCAGGATTACTACATAGGTCTTGATGACAGCGCGGATGATCTCGTGGTAGGACTTGGTTCCACTGTTGGGACCACACCAGCGTTGTCCATAGATGAAAATCAGGTAACCACGTTTGGTGCAGCCGCAGTAGGTGCTACCCTTACTGATACTTCGAATTCAGGTGGAATTACATTGGACTTTCAGGCTTATCAAAACTTTGTTTTGACGTTTACTGGAAATGTTACTTTGGATAATCCTACTACAGAAGCGGTGGGTCAATCAGGAATCATTGTCTGTATACAAGATGGTACAGGAAGTCGAACTTTAAGCATGGGAACGGATTATGAAACGGCGGGTGGTTCTGGAATTACCCTTTCCACGGCTGCTGATGCTGTAGATATTATCCCCTATTTTGTAAAAGCTTCAGGTTCTATTCAATTAGGTGCAGTACAGAAGGCGTTTTCATAATGGTTCTTATTGGTTCACAATGGCTTGCAGGTGGTGTTGTTCCTGTTACCAAAACATACGAGTCTCAATCTCATTCTGATCCTACGGGGGCAAGTACCCATACTTTTTCCTCCCAAGATTTAGGTGACGCTGGAACAAAGAAAATTGTAATTGCTGCGACAGCCCAAACTGGAGGAGGCGGTGCAAGTTTATCCAATGTTCAAATTGATCCCGGAAGTGGCTTAGTAAGTTGTACAGAACTTGTAAACGTAAAACCGTCTTCATGGTCATATATTTGTTCACTTTGGTCTATTGAAACCATTACGGCTGCAACAGGCGATGTTAAACTTACAGGTAGTACAGATATGGAGTGGGACATTTGGGTTTATACTTTAACTGGTGCCGCTGCTTCTGCTAACGATACTGCCTCTGATATTGTAGCTAGCAGTAAAGTTTTGAGTGCTACCTTGGATATCCCTGCTGGTGGTGCTGCAATTGGATTTGCCATTTTTTCGGGAGCAGCGATGAGTGTTGGTACTACTACATGGAGTAATCTTACCAAAGATGATGATAGTCCGACAAATGAGAGTGGTGGGAGTGTATATATTATAGGTTCTTCCGCTTCTGATGTATTCACAAGTGCTCAATCAGGTCTTACAATTACAGATACGGCTAATTCAACAGCCAGTATAAATGATTCAAACGGATGTGCTATGGCACTGGCATCTTGGGGTCCGGCATAAGGAAAAAACATGGCAAACATATTTAAATATAAAGACAAATATCTGAAGGTAGGTCAATCGTGGACAGACGATAAGGGCATCTTGCATCCTCCTAACTGGGGCGTTTGGGATTCAGATTACAAAACCAGTATGGGAATTACAGAACTTGTTCCCGAAGCAACTCCTGATCCCAGATATTATACTTGGACGATGGATGGTGACGGGAAAGTTACTTCACAGGCAAAATCCCTCAATGATAGTGGAGATGTTCCTGGTATTAAATCAACATTAAAAAATGAAGTGAAACAACAGCAGGGATTGCTTCTTGATAAAACAGATTGGGCAATCATCCGCAAATCCGATAAAGGAACGGCAGTTCCTACTAATATCCAGACATGGCGCGATGCTATTAGGACGAAGGCTACAGAGATGGAAGATGCCATAGACGCCTGTTCGAGTGTGGCTGATATCGATAAGCTTTGGTATGTCAGAACAGAAGATTCCGATGGTAAGGTAACAGAGAGTGGCCTTCTATATAACTGGCCTGAATTAGAATAACCATGAATGAAACCAGAGATTTGGAAATCCATGTGACTTTATGTGAAGAACGGTATGGTCAAGTAAATGCAAGACTTCGGAGACTGGAGCATGTGATGATGACGGGAACCGCTCTTCTACTGGGGGCCATGGGTACAATAATCGCTTTGTTGGTAAGTAAGATGTAATGCCTCTTTCCAAGATCACTTTTCGTCCGGGTGTTGATCGTGAGACCACTTCTTATGGGGATGAAAACGGTTGGTATAATTCTGACTTGATCCGTTTTCGTAAAGGCCGTCCTGAAAAGATGGGGGGTTGGACAAAATTAAGTACCAATACAATTATAGGAGCGGGGCGCTCCTTGCATGTATGGGCCGCGCTGGATGGCTCCAAGTACATGGGTCTGGGAACTGAATCAAAGATGTATGTTGAAGAGGGCGGTCAGTATTATGACATTACTCCTTTACGAACTACTGTTACCTTGGGAGCTAATCCTGTTATTACGGGAAGTGCCAGTAGTGGGGTTGTCACTATTACGGCAGCAGGACACGGTGCAAGAAGCGGTGATTATGTAACGATCTCCGGAGCCACTACTACGGATGGCATTACTGCCGCACAGATTAACCAGGAATTTGAACTTACTGTCGTTAATGCCAACAGTTATACAGTTGATACAGGAGGAAGTGCTTCTTCCGGAAGTACATCTGGTGGAGGTTCAGCGGTTGTGGCCGCTTATCAGATCAGCGCAGGACTAGGGGTTGTTGTTCCAGGTACCGGATGGGGAGCAGGTTTGTGGGGTGGTGCTACAGAGACATATTCTGAAACCACGCTTGATGGAGCCATAACCGATTCTGCCACTTCTATTATTTTAACATCTGCTTCTGATTTTGAGACTGCTTCAACTACTATTTCTGCCAACCTGACGGATGTAAGTACGTCCCTTCCATTAGCTGATTCTTCCAGCTTTCCTTCCAAAGGGACAGTTCTGATCAACAGTGAAAAGATCCGCTATGGTAATAATAGCAGCAATACTTTATCTGATCTAACCAGGGGTACTGACGGTACAACGGCGGCGGCTCACACCAGTAGCGACACGACTACTTTCGTAGGATTGATCCAGATAGAAGCGGAGCTCATCCAGTATACAGGGAAGTCTTCACAAACCCTGAATGCAGGGGTTGTTCGTGGAGTTCGTGGTACAACGGCGGCGGCTCATTCTGACGACGTGGCGGTAAAAGAGGCTAATGCTTTTATAGGGTGGGGAGAAGCTGCGGATATAACCACCTCCGCTGGTTCCAACATACGCTTATGGTCACAGGATAATTGGGGCGAAGATCTACTATTTAATGCTTATGACGGAACCCCTTATTACTGGGATAAAACGTTGGGACTTAGTGCAAGAGCGACTACATTTGCTTCCCAAACAGGGGCTTCGGATGCACCTACTGTGACCCGTCGTTTAATGATTTCCGGTGCGGATCGCCATGTTGTTGCTTTTGGTTGCAATCCAATAAGTGAAACAGATCAGGATTTATTGATGGTGCGGTGGTGCGATCAGGAAAGTCTGTTTGATTGGACCCCTACCGCAACAAATACGGCAGGTTCCCAACGGATATCTTCCGGGTCTGAAATCATATCGGCTCAAAAAGCACGTCAGGAAATGCTGATTTGGACGGATACTTCTCTTCATTCCATGCGTTTTACAGGTCCTCCGTACACTTTCACCATAAGCATGGTAGCGAGTAACGTATCTATTTTAGGACCAAATGTTTCGGTTACTATTGGAGATAAAACTTTCTGGATGGACCGTGAAAATTTCTACGTTTATGCAGGACGAGTTCAGACTGTCCCGTGTACGCTGCTTCGTTATGTATTTGATGATATAAATCTAACACAGAGCCATAAATGTTTTGCAGCTTCCAACAAGATGTTTGATGAAGTGTTCTGGTTTTATCCAAGTTCCAGTACTACGGACATTGATCGTTATGTTAAATTTAATTTTACCGAAAACACATGGGATCTTGGAACTCTCGCAAGAACTGCCTGGGTAGATTACGGTATCCATGATAATCCAAGGGCGTGTGGGGCGGTGAGCAGTACGAACTATGTTTATATACAAGAAAGTGGGGAAAATGCAGATGATGCAGCCATGACCTGCTTTATTGAATCAGCCGATTTTGATCTTGCTCCTGACGGGGATCATTTTATGTATATCAGTCGTTTGATACCGGACGTATCCATAACGGATACCAATGGTGGTTCAGAGGGTACAATTAATTATATTCTTAAAACACGGAACTTTCCGGGGGATAGTTTTGCTACAAATTCCACGAACGCCGTTACAAGCACCACGCAACAATCCTATTTGAGGGCTCGTGCAAGACAAGGTGCCTTACGCATTGAAAGTTCAACTGCGGATTTTTCGTGGACGCTGGGGGATCTTCGACTTGAAGTACGTCCGGATGGTAGGCGTTAATGGTTAGTTTACTGGATCATTCAATGCCCATGGTTCCGGATGAATATGACCCGGATACTTTCGTGAGGATACTTCGGGATTTAGAGATGGCACTTACGAAAATAGAATTTCCTACGGTTGTCAGTGGTCAAGACGACACGCATGGAATAACGTGGTTCATGGAATAATGGCTATTGCATACAAAAACATAACCAGTCTGGTTGGTTCTACGGGCGATGTGACTATTTACACCTGCCCCAATACAACTGAAGCAATAATTAGAAACATAAATTTGTATAATAGTCATTCTGGTACTATAGTGATATACCCAAAGATTACCGACAGTTCCGCGTCTGTTACGGCTACGTTAGAAAAGATAAGTCTTGGAACTCTCGCTCAAACGTCTCTCGCTGGGCCGTTTAATTTGGAAGCCAGTGATGCGCTCATATTAAATTGTGACACAGCCTCAAAGATTTATGTCTTTGCGAGTGTTTTGGAGCTTTCATAATGATGCAGCAATCTCATAATACTCTTTCTACTGGATTACAGTCTTTTGCGGATGTATCTCCTGATTACGAATTAGCCCCTATTGGCATTGGATCTTTTAAAGAACAGGCGGATAAACTTGCGGAGTATGGCCGCAACGGTGACATCTACGTTGTTCATGCTGCCGAAGGCGAGACCATGGTTCCAATGGAGGTGCTTGAGGCAAACCCAAAGGTCAAGGAGCTTTTATTCGGTCAGATGCGCGACATGGGTCTGGATCCGCAAGAATTTATTGTTGGGAATGAATTAAACAGTATCAACCCGACTACGGGTATGCCGGAATTTTTCTTCAAGAGTATTTTCCGCGCCGTCAAGAAAGTGGTCAAGAAGGTTGCTGGTTTTGTCAAGAAGGCCGCGCCTGTTGTTTTGCCGATAGCGGCGGCTGCTTTTGGTATACCGTTTCTTGGTCCAGCATTTGCGGCGGGAACTTTCGGTGCAGGATTCGTTGGTGGCGGTCTTGGTTCTCTTGCGTCTGGAAAAAGCCTGAAGGAGTCCCTTAAATCGGGACTTATGAGTGGTGGCATAACAAGTCTTATGAGCGGGATTACCGGAGGTTTAACCAGTAAAGGTACGTTTGGAGAAGGTTTTGGAAGAGGTCTTCAAAAATCTGTGGCATATTCTCCTGATGCTGGGTTCGATTTTACTAATTTTGCTCCTGATGTAGCCTCTCCTGAACAGCAAGGAGAAAGCTTCCTGAATATGTTTAAAGGAAAAGATAAGTTAGGGGCGGCTAAGAGCTTCCTTACAGGAACACCGGAAGGGTATTCACAAAAGATTAGTGCATTGGCTCCCCCTCCTGAATCTAGTGTAGGGGAAATTGTTTCAGAACATGCGAACACGAATATTTCCAAGCTCCCTCCGGTAGGTTCTCAGATCAAGGTTCCCGTAGCAGAACAACCGTTTAAATATGCGGAATGGACGCCCTTCGCTAAAGAAGTAACGGCAGTAGATGTTTTGACGGCAAATAACATAAATCCTTTGGCGGCAACTGAAACACAATTAAAGATGGCTACAAAGGTAGCTGCGAACGCTAATCCAGGAATGCTCCAGACATGGGGTCCCACCGCTGCGCTTGGTGCAGGTGCGGCTTACGGCCTTGGTGCGTTTGACACGCCTCCTGTTGAAGATACTGATGAATCGCAGTTAGCTGGGTATACCACTGGAGAAACGGGCGCGAAGTTGTACCGTAGGACTCCCGGAGATTATCAACTAGCCCAGATATACACACCGGAAATGGCAGAGAGGCTGGGAATCAAAGATTATAAATACGATCCCACGCAAACTATGTTTGGCGCAACGGGCGGTTTGGCAAGTTTCCCACGCCGTGAAGCTCTTGTAGAGGGGCCGGGAACGGAGCGTTCCGACGACATTCCTGCCATGCTTTCGGATGGCGAGTTTGTTTTTAATTCCAGAGCAGTGCGGGGTGCCGCGAAGAATCCTACCGGGAACAAGGAAATAGACCGCCGGAATGGTGCAAAAAACATGTACGCCATGATGCGTAATTTTGAGATGAGGGCATAGCCATGGTTGAAAAAACGATTCAAGAACAAATTATCCGTGAATCTCCTGAAATTGAGGCTATTAAACTAGGACTTCTTGAATCGGCAAAGAAAACAGCAGACATTCCTGTAAACCTTCCCGATTATCAAGTCGCAGGACTTAGTGACCTGCAAGGACAACTATATGGTGATACGGGGGCTGCGGGGGCTCTTACGTCTACCGGAGGAATAGGGGGTTACAAGGATTACCTCACGACGGGTAGGGGAACTTTGGCTAGTGGTCTGGGGACCATAGGCACTGCACTTGGCGAAACGGGTCCGTTAACAGCGGCGAGAACAGCAGCAGAAGGAACCGGGCAGCTTTTTGAGCCGTCGGATTTGTCGGCCTATATGAATCCGTACCAACAGGCTGTCATTGATGAGACCATGAAGGAGTTACAACGCCAAGAGGCTATTAAATACAACCAGCTTGCAGCCGGGTCCGGACAAGCGTTTGGTGGAAGCCGTTTTGGTGTTGAAAGTGCAGAATTAGGCCGGGGCTTTCAGGATGTAAGATCCAGGGCTCTTGCTGATCTTACTTCCCGGAATTACCAACAGGCTCTTGAGACTGCATCAAGTGCGTTTGAAAACCAGCAAAGAAGGCAACAGGCCCAATCTGAATTGCTACGTGGGATAGGGGCGCTTTACGGGGATATCGGCAGGACGCAAGCAGCTATAGGCGGTCAACAACTTGGCGCGGCGGAACTTGCACAAACTTCCGGGCTCAAGGATATTGCTACGTTGCAAGCCCTTGGTGCAGACGAACGTGCCATTGAACAGCAACAACTGGATGCAACAAGACAAAACCTTTATCAGGATTTGTACGAACCGTACCAGCGGCTGAGTTGGCTTTCCGATATCTATAAAGGTGCGCCGTCGGGTCAAATGACGTTGGGCTCGTCGGTAGCGCCCAGTGCGCCAACGCCGTCTGCTTTTCAACAGGTAGCAGGGGCCGGGGTAGGCTTGCTTGGAGCAGGGGCCGCTGCCAAGCAGCTTGGTGGATTATTTGGTTAAGGAATAGATCATGGCAAATGTATTAAACAGACGGATGTTCAGGATGGCTAACGGGGGCATGATGCCTCCTGAAATGGCAATGATGCCTCCCGGTCCACCGCCCATGGACCCTGGTATGGCTCAAGGCATGGACCCGAACATGGAAATGGCAATGATGGCAGAGCAGCTTCCCGCTGAAGTCTTGCAAGCCGCAAGCCGGGATATGTCCCAAGCCACACAAGAAGTTGCTGCGGAAGAAATCAGCGCCGCCGCTGAGGAAGAGGCTGCGGCCAGCATGGCGGAACTGGATACAGCGGGGGATTACCGCGACATAATGAATGCCGTCTGGGATGACGGTGCGGATATAGAAGCTTACCGGAACCGCTTGGCCGACGTTGTTGGTTGGGAAGATGCAGACCGCACCCCGGATTCGGTGCTGGCTCTTGTACAGCCAACCTTGCAGCTTGCCGAAATAGACAAAGGCATAGGAGCCCTGATGCAGGAAGAGTTGGCCGAAGTTGGTGGAATGGATGGGGGTATAACAGAGCTTGCTGCCAAGAGCGCCGTCGCGGACAACATGGCCGCTGAGACGGGGGCCTTGGTTAATGCCGTCAGCGGCATGGCTCCAACAGAC